GCTAAACCACCAGCTCTACTTTTTGTATCGTCGTATACGGCTTTAGCAAGCAAACCTGTTAAACCAAGACCTAATCCACCACCAGGGAACCCCCCAGCCATACTGCCTATTCCCCCTAAAAGACCTTTTTCTCCTGTAAGCCCTAAATTTGCAAAAAGACCTTTGTTGTCCTCCCCTGGTAAAATAAATTCACCTATACGACCTAGACCTGATGTGTTAGAAACCATACGATTATATTGATCTACAGATATGACCTTGCCATCTGGCCCCATATAACCTGTAATTGGGCCGCCCATCGTATCTGACATCGGTGTGTAATTAGCAACAGGATTGATACCTGGTGTTCCAAAAAATCCTCCGAGCGGTCCACCTTGAGTTAATCCACCTATGCCACCAGATAACGCAGTTCTAAGTGAATCACGTAAGGCACCACCACCTAATCCTGTTCCCTCTGCAAATTGTGAAAAGTTTTGAAATCCTTCACCTAAACCACCAGGTAGCATTTTACCTAAACTTCCTATACCACCAGATATAAATTTTCCTGCGCCACTCAAGGCTCCAGATAAAGCGCCGCCTACCCCTGGTATGCTGCCTACTAAGCTTGTTATGCCTGTGCCCAATCCACCAGCTAAAGCTCCCAATGCGGACCCTACGCCTGGTATGAACATCGCAACTGGTGCTACTTTTTTAGCTACCTTCTTAATTGATTTGAAAGCTTTCTTAAAAAACCCAAACTCAGGTAGTCCTGTTATTGGGTTGATGGACATACCAGATCCAACAGCGTATTCATTTGGATCAAGGCCAGCTGCCCTCATCTCTTGATTTATACGTGCTTGCGTTGCAGCTGATATAACAGGTGGTACGACACGTTCGCCCAAAGCAACGTGCGCTAAAAACTGATCTTCGTCTCTACCTAAACTTGCTATTCCTGTCCCAGATCTATTAATTCTATCCATTTGCTTTCAATTCTACTGTTTTTAGTCGTTTTGTTAAATAAAATTCATTTCTAAATAAGTTTTTTTATCTTCCCAACAAGGACGAGATAACAACCAAAAGACCAATAAATAACGATCTCCTGATTGTACAGGCAGTCCTCGGTGCATGTGAGTAAAGCTTGGAAACATCAAAGCGCTACCTGTAGGAAGCGGTTCAACGATGCCTCTGCCTTGAAATTCTGTACCACCACCCTCGTATTCACCTGTATTTAAAGGTACAACCACGCTTATATCTGCGCTGGCGTCGTGATGCCACGCGCCTTGTTTTTTGTCTTTTATATTGTAATTCGCTATTTGCACGCCACCATCTGTAACAACCCTACCCCAAAGACCCATAAATATTGGGTTAAGTATATTGCTGACGACATTCATCAAAGACAAATACAGGTCAGGTATGTGGTCTTGTAAAACTATCTCGGGTATTTGTCTAAGCTTATCTTCGTCTGTATTAGGTTCAAAGTTAAAATTTTTTTTTATGTTATCTAGTTCGTCTTTAAATATATCGCAAAATGTTTCTGAGAATATAGGTGCTGTATAAACATCTTTGATTGGTTCGTTTATAACGGAATGTAAGGGTAAATTGTCTAGGTTTTCTTGACCTTTTGATTTTAAAAAACGGACAATATCTAATTGAGATTCTTTGACGGCTTGAAAAGTTTTGTCTTCTATAAACCAATCAGACGGTTGAGTTAGAAGTAAATTTTTTACTTCATACGAGGTATTTGTAGTATCTACAGCCTGCATATCAAATCTCTATACTTGTCGCTCCGTTGTTTCTGACAGTTACAGAACCTAGTTCTGATTGCAGTTCAAAGCCTCTTGGATTCTTGGGCGTATGAAGCTGTATCCATTTGTTTCCTGTATATACTTGCAAGACCCCAATAGATGTATTCCATACTACATCACCTTGGTTGAATTTTAAAGAACCAAGTTCTGTATCGTTGAATTGTGGCGTAGAATCAGGGTCAAATGTTCCTAAGTTTAGTTCTAAGATTCTTGTAAGTCTGTTAAAGGTTTCTTTACTTACAGAAGGTTGTAACTCCGTAGGCAGTCTTGTTTCTAATAATTTGCTCATCTTCTACCATCGGTTTTAACATCCATTCTTGTATCACCCAAACGCCACCCAATTGAAAGATTACCATTATTAGAAGCATCATCATTTGATTCAAACCGTACAACAGCTTGTCTACCCCTAGCTCTAAGATTAATTTTTTGCGTAGATGATGATATTTCAGAGGTAGAATCAGTTGTTAAAGAGTCACCTGGAAAGTTTCGTACCTTTGTAACCACGTTTAAGGAGCCAGCGTTAGCATCTTCAATAAATTTAATATCAGGTATAAGTGCAGAGATTTGGGTAAAACGATCCCCGTCTCCTATATCAAAATCGCTAGACTCTACAAAAACATTTGTCATTGCACTACCGTCGTTGTCAAAACCGATTTCGTGTTGATACAGAACACCTCCGTCAGTGGCCTGTGGATAAGGCTCAACACCAGCGTCTAACCATACAGTCCTTACAAGTTGTCCATAGTACCAAACCTGTTGTTGTGTATTGTAAATGACGTATCTATCTATTTCTGAACTAGAAGAAGATGGGTAAAACCAACCTACTTCATTGTGTTCGCTATTTGTAAAAGCTTGTATCTTGTAGGCTTGATCTTGATTTATATCACCAAAAACATAGTTATGTACGCTACAAGGTAATTCTTGCACCGTTCCGTTGTAGAGATAAAAATTGTTATAGCTCATAAAATATACACCAGTGGAGGCAGTTATAGCTGCGTTTGGTGCAATCAAACCTGAAGCTTCGTTTATTAAGTTTAAAGCAAAAGTTAAAGGCGCACCTACGAACTGCATGGAGTAAACAGAAGTATCTGTAAATATAACTATTTCTTGTCTTGCCTTAACTGCTCCCACGATAAGTGAACCTGATGATAATCTTAAAGATCCAGCGGTATTAGTTATTAGTGGTTCAAAATCCAACTCATTTTCTTGATCTGAAAATGCTATAAGCATGGGATCTATTGATCCGCTCCTACTGCTACCTGATATTGGGTCAGCTCCTAAAACTATAAGATGTCTGTCAACTTCAGATGTCAAAACTTGTAAACCAACAGTAGGGACTAAATTTGCACCTGACACACTTGATAACTGAACTGCTCTTGTACTTGTACCATCGTTCTCAACCCAACGATAAATACCGCCTCCTCTTGTGTTCATAATAAGATTTTCACCAAAATTATCATGTGTCCATAGTCGCAATTGATTATTACCACCCAAAGCAGTCGCACTACCCCAACCACTAGCTCCCCAAGTACCTACGCCCCAGCCTGTAGATTGCACATACACATCTAAGCCTGTATTAATTTGGTAAACAGCATCCGTTGAAGAACCACCGTTGCCAGAATCACTTGAGTTAGCGGTAACCGTTGTGCCTGAAGTGTCTTTCGCTGTGATTGTATAAGTGTTAGTGCCAGTCACTAAATCAATTTGGTATTCTTGATTTAAAACAGACGCAATAACATTTCCCCCTAGAGAAACTGCGCTAGAAAAAGTAACAAAGTCGCCGTTAACGGCACCGTGACTATTATCAGTTACAGTGATAGTAGAAGAACCATCAGTAGCAGCAAATGTGGCCGAATTCGTAGTTGTTTTACGTATTGGTGTTACATCCGAATAAGATGTACCATCTTTTATATAGTATTTAAGATGTGTCCCAACACCCAAAAATTTATTACCCTCTAATGAAATCCAATTATGTAAAGCACGTGCTGTGCCTTGATATGTGCTGTCAGTTAACTTTTGCCAACCGCCAAATTTTTCAACCCTACCCTCTCTGAATCTAATCAAATTGCAATCAAACCATCCGCCTTCGTTGCTATACGCTGTGCCTTCTCTATATATGCCTGGTCTGAATTCTACTTTGGTATACGGCATCTATACTTTCTCCCATTTTTTTCCTTGAAACATGTCAGCTTCAGCCTGTCTTCGCTTTACTAAACCTTGTAAAACTTGTCCGCCAGCTTTATTCCATCTAACTATTTGTTCTGGCACTTCGTCATATTTACTTTCATTTAACACTTTCAATAGTGTAGAGGATTTTAAATTATTTGGTCCTAAATTAAATACCCAAGAACAAAGCGCGTCAAATTGGTTTTGCTCTAAAGGGACATTTACCATTTCGTTTATGTAACCTTCATACTCGGGCATCTCTTCTTGTAGTAAATGCTCTGCTTCGTCTTGATTTATTTGGTCACCCTCTTTTACACCCTTAATGGTCCCGTATCCAATTGTCCAAATACCTACCGAGTCTTGGTATGCCTCTAGACCACATCCCTCAAAGTGTTTGATTAAAGATATGCCTTCTTCAGATATTTGCATATTACTGTCCCCAAGTACCGTCCTTTCTGACGTGTCCTGTCTTTGTTCCGCCCCAGTATTCAACAGCATGTCCCTCTTTGATAAGTTTTTGACAAACATCTTCGCCATCTGCCGTATAAGGTACGCCCAAAATCCTGCCATATTTTCCTTTTCCTAAAGATTTTATTCTAAACGTGCCTTCGCAAAGTTCTTTTAATCTTTCTTTCGCTTTCAAACCCAAAGCCTTTTCTTCTAAATTTCTCGTTCTAGATTCTGGTGTGTCTATACCTGCTAACCTTACTCTTTGTTTGTGTAGTTTTACATCAAAACCAAGGTCTAAGATGCAATCAAAAGTGTCTCCATCTACTATGCGATCAAGTGTAGCTCTATAAACAAATTCATCTGGAGCTTTACTCATCCTCTTTTTCCTCTCTCGGTTTGTCGTACTCTCTATAATACTTAATGATAGATAAGATGTCTTTTGTATATCTGGTAATCTCCGCCATATCCATACTTAAATTTTCATACTCTTGACTAGATAAAGAGTAATAAGCACGTGCAGGGGCGTCTCCATTTTCTAAATTTTCTAAGTATTCTTTCATCAGTTCAGGGGTCATAATCTCCCAATCTACCTCAGATAAACTCATAGGATATGGTAATGGTGGATGATAAATCGGCGGTCTTTCAGCAATACTTTTTACTTGTACTGGCTTGACGGAGGATTGCATGAGAGAGCAACTAGCCATCAGCAAAGAAAGACTAATTAGTAGTAGATTTTTCATCAAACTGATTTGGGTTAGTAATTTCTTCTAAAGTTGCCATAACTCTAGCAGACGCTTTATTGATTCTGTTTTCAATTAGTCCTGGCTTTGCCAAAGCTAATTTATCTAAATCGTGTTTTGCAAAGGTTTTACGTAGTCTATTGACGTCTTCCATCGCTGCACGTTTTTCGGATTCTAGTTGATCAAGTTGAACTTGCTGTTTTTTTTGTTGCTCTAGATAGCGCTCAATGGATTCGTTTTGTTTTTGTATTTCTGTTTCTAGAACTATTTGATTACCTCTAAGCGTAGTAATTTGGTCCGCTTGATAATCTATGTACCAAGCCGACCCTGCAACTGTTACCACTAACAGTCCACCCAATATTATTGATAGTTTTATTCCCATGTATATATTTTTAAAGGTTCACTTATGCCTTTTACCTCTATTGGTTGTAATGATTTTAGCTTAAATCCACAATTTTTTGCAGTTTCCTCTGCAATTATTAAATCTACGCCTACTGCTTTGCAACTTGATTCACACCTAGCAGCTATATTTACAGCAGAACCAATAGCTGTGTAATCAAATCTAGTTGAAGACCCACAATTACCTATCACAGCTTCACCAGTGTTTACTCCCACCCCTATTTCAACACCTATATCTGCGAGTTTGAATTGATCTTGTATTTCTTTAGCACATAATACAGCTGCTTCTTCGTGATTTTCCAAGTCTAAAGGAGCGTTAAATATGGCAAACATGGCGTCCCCTATGTACTTGTCTATCATACCGTCATACCTTTTTACTGTTTCAGATTGTATAGTTAAAGCTTCATTCATAATTTTGATGACACTTTCAGGGTCCATGGTTTCACTCATAGCTGTAAAACCTCGAACGTCTGTAAATAAAAATGTGCATCTTTTCTTTTCACCACCTAACTTCAGTAAACTCGGATCAGATTGCAAAGCCTTTACTTGTCTAGGATCTAAGTAATGTTCAAATTGTTTTTTAATCTGCTGTCTTAACTTGTATTGTTCTCTAAAACGAATGTAAAAAGCTACTGTAGCTGTGATAAATTGTGATACTAAAGCCCAAGAAACGTCTATCAAGATACCTTTTTGTATTGTAGAAACGCCATAAAAGGCAGTAATTACAAAAACAACAGCAAAAAATGATATGCCCCATGTAATACCAAAAACATTTAATACAAGCCAAACGAAAACTAATGAAAACAAAAATATTAGTAATT